TTACTAATTTTTGTAGGGCAGGAATTAATTGCTCATTATCAATTGCTACCTGTAATTCAAGGGCATCTAAATATTTAACATTTGCATCTATGGCTTCTTGTGTTGCTCCAGTTGTATTTCTAAGTGCTACGGCTAATGCTGCTTGTTGTTTTTCATCTTCCATTGCTCCTTTAACTGCATCTTTTCCAAGTTTTACAGCCAGTGCAAAGGATGCTGCTGCTGCAAGTCCAAATGCTTTTGTTGCTCTTGCAGCAAACTTGTCAATATTTTTACCAAGTCTTGCTATATCTTTTTGAGCAGCCTTACTACCTTTATCAGAATATTGAGAAATAATACGGGCTATTACTGCACCAACTGCCATATTATCCACGCTCCTTATTTAAATTTCTTTGTAGTGTTTCTTTTGCTTTTTCTAAAGCATCAAAAACCTTTCTTCTAATCTTGTCACCATTTTTATCTACGACATGCCAAATTAATCTTGATGGCATAAATGGGCTATCTTTCTTTTCTAGATTACTTATAAATGTTCCATTGCCTCTTGATCTTCTACCCGCTAATTCATAAATAACACCTGCTGCTGATTTATTTTTTAAAGATGCAGCAGATGTGGTGTAGTCTCTTCTAACTTTATTTTGTGCTCTAGAAGAACTGATGCCTGCTTTGATAATGCTTTGATCCCACGCAGGCCATCCAGCACCACCACGAGTGCGAGGATTGCGAGCAGGCTGAGTAGCCCAACCACTTAGTGGTGGGTCTTGTGTGACAAGGCTCTGTGCTTCTTTTTTAAGACCACGCACTTCAGAACTTAGAACTTTATTAAATTCTTTAACTGCCTGCTTGTCAAACTTTTTTAGAGCATCTAGTGTTTCTTTTAGTCCAGTTAACACTATTACATCTCTACTCATTACCTGCTCGCATTCTTGGATCGCTCCTTGAGATAAACAACAATTGCTTCAAGTACACCGTCAGGTGCATCAAGCAAGTCTATTGGAGAAAGCCCCGTCTCCACAGAGATCATTGCTACCGTATAGGTTAGGCTGTCTCTGTGGATTCGGAATTTGGGTCAGTCTCTAGCTCTACACTTTCTAGTGTATCAAGAAATCCTTCACCAAAAGGCTTTACAACCTTACCAGCGTCTCTCATTGCTGACCAAGCCAAGAAATAGATATGCTCTAATCTTTGCTCTTCTGTCAACAGCTTAGCAAAACCTTTGTTGTATTTGTTTTCAAACGCAACAAGGGTCTTTGGACGAAGGGTATAAGTACCTTCTTGTCCATCACTGGTTTTTACTTTTACTTTTAGTCCATCCATTTTATATATCCCCCTTTAAAGGAATTAATTAAACTAAGGAGTTATATCCTTAGTGATTGCTCCAGATATCGGCCATGTCACAGAAATAGTACTTAATTGTCCTACCGCACCATTTAGAGGAGTCCACTCAGATACTAATGCTTCAAACTGATATTCTGGATTTGATGCAGAGATAGCCGCATTATTTGGTCTAACTTTGCATGATACTTTTGTTCCTACCTTGCTTGCTGATCCAACATCATTGAAAAATTCTTCAAGAGAGTTGTCAGCAAAATCTTGATAAAAATCAAAAGATACTGAGTTAGTTCCAACGCCTGCAATAACTTGCTTGTATATTTGTCCTTCTTGGACAGGTGTTACATCAAGAATATCGTGCACAGTAGAAAGCGTTATGCTAGAAATGTGATCACTAAAATCATTAGTGGTCTCAAATATCACTACTGGATTTGTTAGAACTATCTTGGCCATGTTATGGAGTTACATCCCTAACAATTGCGCCTACGATTGGAAATGTCACAGATACCGTGCTAAGTTCTCCTACAGCACCTGAAAGAGGTGTATAGTCTGAAATTAAAGCGTTGAATTGGTATTCTGGATTAGTTGATGAAATTGCACCAGTTGTAGGTTTAACCTTAACTGCTAAGGCTGTTCCTAATGCTGCATTTAGAACTGCATCTACTTCGCCTGCAGCAAAGTCTTGGTGAAACTCAAATGTTACTGAGTTATCAACAAGTCCTGCAATACGAGATCTTGCTGCTGCTGGAACTGCTCCACCAGCAAATGCAGTGGTGTCAAGCACATCGTAAGTGGACTGTAATGTAATTGACGCTATGTGATCGCTAAGATCGTCTGATGCACCAAATACTACTTGTACATCTGTTAACACTATTCGTGCCATTGTTATTTATCTCCTTCATATTCATTATTAAAAACAAATGCTTCTGGTTCTTCCTTCTGCACTTGTGGTTCTTCTTTTATTGCTTTTGCTTTTGGCTCTGCAACTTTTGAGATTGCTCCTGAAGACAGAAGTAATTTAACATTTCCTCCTGCAGCAATGATATCGTTCTCAGTTATTGTTTCGCCAGGTCGTACACCACAGACCTTACGATCTGAAGTAACTTTATATGTCATAACTACTTCTCCTTATCCGTAGATTACTAAATTGTAACGATAAGATAGAAATGTTTGATCTCCTGAAGAATAAGTACCAGAATCAGCACTTAATACCCTAAGAGTATCTACAAGTCCACCTAATGTTCTATCTGATTCAAGAGCGGTCTTAATTGACTTAGGGCCTGTTCCTGCCAAAAGAGAATCAAGTTTATCTTGTCCTGCTCTCTCTGAGAATCTTTGTACTATCACAAAGATATCAACAGATGCCTGGTCTAAACCACGAGCATTGTCAACATCAAATGTGAAATCTAATTGTCCAACTACAGCACATGGTGGAACTATAACATCTGGGATAGTATCGTAAACTCTAATATTTGACCCAGAAGGTGACACAACTGTTAATAAATTTGTTTTTAATGCTTCTCTAATTGGAGCAATATCTAACATTAGTAAGCCAATCCTTGATTCCGTCTAAATGTCTTTAATAGCATTTCTACATCTGGATCTAATCTTGAATTTAATCTAACTGTACCCAATTCTACTGATCCTGCAATTCCAAATGGTGACTGCTTTCTAATAAATAATCTTGATGCCTGTATCTTACAAGCTAATTCTACCTCATATGGTACTTCTGGAAATCCAAATATTCCTGATATTCTACATGTTTGTGGGAAGAAATATGGCCATACATATTCTCCTACCGCCAATATTCTTGTATATGGCCAACCCTTTTTGTCATTATTGACAGGCTCTACCATAATGTCTGAGTCTAAATCCCATACTTGACTATATTGTAAAGGTGTGTCAAAACCAGTATCTGTGGCTACCTCTGTTATTGTAACAACATCGTCTATCTCTAATGACCATGGGTTTAGTGCTGTATAGTATCTTACAGAAGGTGCTGCTTGTGTACCCTCTTGATAAAAAAATCTTTGGCAATATTCATCAATCTGACGACTTGCAGATAGAATGGCTGCTTCAATAGCGGTATCGTCAATGCTATCTTCAATCTGTAGGCCATTTCTTACATCTGCCAAGGTTGTATAGGCTGTCGTAGGTTGACTCATTTATTCCTCACTTCTAATTTAGGCAACATTGCTTTTTCTAGCTTAGGTAGTAATGTTGCTGTTTCTTTTTTCTTTCTAAAAATCTTTGTAAGTTTTTTCATATTCCCTCGTTTTAAAAGAGCAGACTAACAAATCGGGGGAGTTCATCAGTCTGCTCCCCTCAGATTTCTCTAAGTATTGTACTGAGGTCAGGTGGCCCAACCTCAGTACAAATATTTATTCAGTTTAGAATGTTGGTGTTACTAAACCAGTTCCACTAATAATGGATACTGCTCCTGGATAACGACCAGCAGAGAATGCTGTGTATCCATAAACAACAGACTTAACTGTGAGTGAACCTGCACCAGTTGCATCAAATGTTAATGCGAATGGTGATCCAGATTGCTCCCAAAGATGTAGTTCTGGTGCTGTTACGCAATAGATTTCATCTTCGTTTGTACCTGCACCTGCGTTGGTAACGACATTGGCATCTGTAATGATAGGAAGACCCATCAATGTGTAGCCTGAGTTACCGTAAGATGAGGCACCTGCTCCAGTTGCAACTGCGTTCAATGGGCCGTTTAGGGCTGGAAGAACGAGTGGACGATCAGAACCATCAACACCAGCCATCAAAAATGCGAGGCGCCTTGGGTGCATTATCCAGTGCGTAGGATTCATGAATGAGACTGTTTGAATTTCCTGGTAGGCTTCTGCCAACTTTGGATAAAGTAGGGCAACCGTAGGTGCTCCTGATGTGAAAGTGGTTGTGTTAACACCAGCGGTGTTACGAATACCAAGAACTTGTCCTGATGCACCAGTTCCATTTAGAACTTGGTTATCAAGAGTTGTGTGCCAGGAACGAATTAGATCCTGTACGACGAATGCATCAACGCCAGAACCTCTTTCAATTACCTGCTTGGATAGATCTTGCTGACCTGCGATTGTACGCACATCAATAGTCAAGAGTGTATCATCGCTGTCATTCTCAGAAACTGCAGAGTTTTCAGTTGCTTGAACTGCTGTGCTTGTTCCTGTAGTCATGCGTGAGATGTTAAGTGTCATACCTGCTGCTGGCAACACATGCTTGTTTGTTGCAAAGTCGCAGG